TAATGTTTTTTTCTTTTTATTATTGTTAGCAAAGCTTCTTGCAGCTTCCACTGATCCAAAGCCCCATTTTTTTAAGGCTAATGCTTTTCTAGTTGGTTTACCCGACTCATCTTTCATTGGTCCTTTCATGCCAGCAAAGCGTGCAGCAAAAGATATACGCCTAGGATTTTTGCCTGAGCTTACAGGAGCTTTTACTCCATGATGTTTTCTGCCAGCTGCATTTAAACCACCTGAAGGACTTTGGTGTTCTTTAAGTGCCATTTATCCAACTAGTGTTTTTTTCTGTGCTGCTTTTATAATGTCACCACGAGTTACTTTTTTTGGATCACCATACATTTTTGCAAGTTTTTTATTTCTTGGAGTCAGTTTGTTTTTTTGTTTTGGTCCAGCCATAATATTATCCTACTAATGTTTTTTTCTTTTTCTTTGGAAAGCCAGCTTGCATATTTGCGTAGGCTTTAGATGTAATAGTTGATTTTGATTTTGGTCTTGAAGTGCCCGCTTTTTTTCTAGCGTTCATGTTTGCGTATAAACCTTTTCCCATTTGAAATCCTTTTAAATAATTAATTAAATTAAGGACAGCCGCATAACGACTGCCCTTAAATGTTTTAGTGCTTAGTTAACAACATATAAAATGTTGAAAGACATATCACCAGCAGTTTGACCATCTGCTGCCATAGTCGCAGCAATATAGTAATAACCACCTGGATCAACAGTGTCTCCAGCCAGCTCGTGCATTTTCTGCCCAGCTGTATTGATGTTTGCAGCTTCAAAACGAACATCTGCCATTGCAGCAGCATCAGCTACTAAACTTGCAAATACATCTTCGTCTTTTACCGCACCATCAGATGTGTAAATTCCAACATTGAATGTACACGATCCGCCTAATGTATCTGAACCAATAAATAGTTGAGATACAACAGCGTTGCTTGGAATTGGTGCTAGCATAACAACATCATTGTCATCACTATCCCCAGTACCAAGTGCTATTGTGCCTTGTGCTACACGAACCACGCCATGTAGAAGGGCAGCACTGTTTCGAACCTGTGGTACAGATTCAAAGTTAGCTACTAAATCAGAATTCTTAGTACCCATAATTTACCTTCCTTTCTATGCTTCGTGGCATGGAATTTGAAATACTTTTTCTTCTTCCATCCGAGTTGCTCCAAGTGACATGCAGTAATAAACTTGAGTGCTGTAATTCTTATCAGAACGCTCATCTATTTTTGACTGTACATCTTTACCAATTGCTAATTTAACAGCGTCTTGAGTAAAGGCAAAAGTCAGCCTGTCATCGGTGTTGGTTGCATCAAATTTTAGTCTGTTAGACGTAATGAATTTAAATCCTAAGAATGAATCCACTTGTCCTTGAGCTAAAGCTTTGACGGTATTGAAATCACTAGATTTGATTTCTGTAGTACCCAATAAATCAGAGATTTGTTGTGGTCCACAGACAATGTATCTAGGGATTGACGGATCTACGTCTTGCAAGTCAAAGCGTTTCTTAGCCGCTAGAAGCTTGGCAATTGTAAGACCATCAGATTGGTTGCTTGTTGCAAACTTACTTGCTGACGGCAACGCAGTAGATGTACTACCAGTTGTGCCAGTGAAAGCAGTTCCACCAAGAGCAGAGATGATTACATCATCCATTGATCTATTCATCGCAGCTGCCGCAGCTTTTGCGTAGCTAGATGTTGGATCAATGAGCATGCGTACTTTATCGACATCGTCAATTAAATCGGCAAACACGTAATCTTCTATACTTACCCTTCTTCGTGCGTGAGGTGTATCAATCTGTGGAGTATCAGCATGACGAGTGGTTTTTAGCTGTGCAGCTACAGAACCGATTTGCTCGAAAAATGCATTTTTTCCAGTGATTGTTTCAACATCAACAGCACTACGAAGTTGCGTTCCCATTTGCTGGGAAAGCATTTGTACGTTAGCCGAATATTGTTCGACAAACGCAGTCGTAATTTGAGAACTCATAGTTTCTCTCCTTCTGTGTTTATGTTAAGTTATTAAAAGTTTCAGAAAATTATCCTCACGGGTTTTCTTACAATTTACGATTGCTACTCGGCTACTCTGTTCTTAGCGGTCAAGTGAAGGCCTAACTTATCGGATTATTCCACTGAATTTGGATGTGCCATTTGACGTAACTGAAATACTTGGTCCACAGTCATTTGATGCTGCGGATGCAATTTATCCCAGTATGGTGAGTTTGGTGCTGTGAGTTTTGCAATCTCAGCATTAGCTTCATTGGGTGTCATGGCCCCTGAAGAGGTTTGATCGGCAGTAACGGTATCTTCACTAAAATTACTGGATAAACTTACCAGGCTTTTAATGAATTGGGCGTTATCACCTAACAATGATCCATCTTCAAGTTTAATTTGGGCAAAGTCAGAACCAAAAAATTTAGAAAATACTCCGTCAGCTGCTGCTAATTTCTTATCATAAGCTAAACCATATTCTTTTCTTAGGTCTGTTTCTGCGGTTACACGAGCTGCTTCAGCATTAACTGACTCAGACTCTAAACTGTCTTTTTCTAATCCTGAATACCAATCAATTAGTTTTTGTGCTTGGGCATTATTTAAGCCAGCTGCATGAGCTACTTCTTGATAGCCTGGAAGATTAGTAGCTTCCATACCTTCTATTGGTACCTCGTATTGGATTTCGTATTGGTCCGCAGCTTCAGGTCTACCTAGCTTGCTGTATATTTCGTTCCAATCGTTTTCAGTTGAGTGTTGATTAGGTAAACCAATTTTATCAGCTCCGACCATACGTTGTGCATGGACATAACCTTTAGCTAATTGGTCTATATCTTTAATATTGGCTAATGATGCTTCTCCTCTAATATCTTCAGGTAAGCTATCAATAAAGCTTGTTGGTTCTGATGTTGGTGTCTCAGATTGCGTGGGAGTTTGTTGTTCCTCGGCAACAGTTGTCTGTTCTTCTGACATCTATTTCTCCTTATGGTTAATCATATTTTGTATAAATAAATACACTGACCTCGTACCTTCGTTTACATGCGATGCATGAGCATCACCTGGTACATAAGTTGTGCTATTGACAAAGCATCTACGACCTAGATCGTCTAATACTTTTTTGCCTTCGTTAGATCCAAATGTTATTTGGTAAGCTTCAGTGAGATTTTTCATCAAAGCTTGTTGTTCTTGATTCTGATTTTGTTGCTCATCAGCCATCTTATTCTCCTTCTGTTAGGGTTTTAACCATCGGAGCTGCTTGTTGGGCCATTTGTGCTGCTTGCATCTGTTCTTGTTGCTCGGCAGCAGCCTGTTCAGCTTCAGCTCGTTGGGTTCTTATTTCTA